TCCTTAGAGATAAGTTCAATAAGTTTTACAATCTAACCCCTGAAGATGTAGATTATTTTGAGGTGGCATAATGAACACAACTTGGCTAGCGTGGTTGATTGTTACCCTCTCATTTGTTGTGGGGTATGGAATAACATTTATGGCTATTTTATTTTTTGATTGGAGTAAGTGGGTTCTTGTTATGGGTATAATTCCAAGTTTAGTTTTTGTAGGTTTAGTTTTCGTAAAAATTGAGGAAGAACAAAATAAAATGGTATTAGCAGAAGCGGCTAAACTATATTTAGAAAGGAATAAATAATGGATAAGAAAGTTCAAGTAGTTACTTATTTACAATTACATCTACAATCTTTAAATGAGGATTTGTCTCAGTTATCTAAACGTATGGATTCCTTGGACCCCGCCTCAAAAGATTTTGAGGAACTAGATGTTGAGTACAACTACACAAGTGGACAAGCAACTGCTACTGGCCACATCCTTGAATACGTAGAGGAGATATTATAATGGAAGTAACGCCAACAACTCTAGACCCATACCTGCAGAGACAGATAAGCAATGGTATTAGCGGAATTGATATCATGCATGGGCACCTTAAGTTCCTAATGCTGGAGGCTGAGAAGGAACTAGAGGCAGCACAAGAAGAAGAGGACCACACTGAAGAGGCCTTAGATTCTATGGAGCGTAGGTATTGGGAAGGTCAACTTGACGCTCTAGGAAATTTATATGGTTTGACATATGACCTATCATTTGCCATTGCTGCAAAGGAGGCAGCGAATGAATGAATGGATCCAATTGACAATACCTCTAAATTTTGATACTATAGACACAAACCCTAACGGAAAGGAAAATGATGAACACCAAACAGATGACACATATTGGCTCGTTCTCAGTTGATAGTGGGCAAGCCATGGTTGGCGACCCTTGCTATCTTGATGAATGGGAGCCATGGAATGACAAGGTAGATAACTTTGACAAGCATGTTGATAAGGCAGGCGAGTATAGTTATCTTGGCGCTTGCGGGACAACGCTGACAAAAGGCTATGGAGAATTGGGTAATGGCTCTGCCGTTGCTTTCACTACTGGCTATGGGGACGGGTTTTATCCTGTCTATGCTGAATTCAATGACGACGAAAGAATTACTAAGATAGTAATTGTATTTGAGGAGGATGAGGAGTAACCATGGGAGCACGTTGTAATTTTATATTTAAACAATCAGAGGACCAGGCTGTGGCCTTGTACAGTCACTGGGATGAAGACCATATGTATGAACTCCTGGCAGCAGCCCTGCAGCATGCAATGCCACGTATACAGATGAATGATATCCCGTATGCGACTCGTATGGCTATTAGTTATATTATCAAGGACCAGATACTTGAAGAGACTGGGTTTGGTATTACAGCCATGGACCCATCAGACCAAGGTTTTTTGGACCGTCCAGTAACGATTGACTTTACCGATATGACAGTTCGTGAGGGCGAGGCCTGGCATTCTATTAATGATTTTATTAATTACAATCTTGTGACGACGGTCACTAAATAGCGGAGGTTGGGTCCCTTCGCTGCAAATAAGGGGGGCAGGTCTGATTGTCTACGGACTTGCCCCTCACACAACTTTTTGATACAATAAGGAGAACTATGTCTATTTCACGAGCACTACCACCTGAGGAAAGGGTGGCAAAGCGTATCAAGGCTATTGTGGAAGACCTTGACCTTGACCTTGAACAGGCAGGCGTTTATATTGCCAGAGTTTTGCCTCATTTGACTTTTACACGATTACAGTTTATAATGGAAGTAGCCAATGACGAGAAGCAGATGATACTGAACCCTCAAGAACGCAAAGATAGGTGGAGACAAATTGGACTATGGTAAAGTAGCAGGTATTCTTAGATACCTCAATGATAACTCATTGGAGTTAGCAGATTTAGAATTTCTACCCCAAGATTTCTTTATCAAGTTTAGAGAAGGTCTTGACCTTGCTTTGTTTGTTGATGGTGGTTGGGCAACACTAACTTCAGAAGGCGAACAGGTTTTGGGTTCTGTCTGGGAAGTAATGTGTGCGACTAGAGAAATTGACCCTGCTATAATGTATGACTCTCCATTAGATTTTTTCAAGGCACAGGCTACTGACGCAGAGGTTATTGATATAAATACAAAGCGTAAGAAATCTAAAAAGAAGAAATAATATTTTCCGCCTGCGGGCGGTAAATTTTTCGAACCCTATTTGTACAAACCATATTACGAACGATAATATATTTTTGCAGAAATTTAGATTACGAAGCCCTATTTGTAAGCCCAGGGCATATGGTAAACTAGATCTATGGACTTTCAAACCAAGTGTAATATATTGGGCCAATTTTGGTTTGAATTTAGAGATGACGAAAAACTAAAAGACTTTATAGAATACAACGATATTGGTTTGCCATTAGCATGGTTTATATCTACAGATGTGGTAGTACCAAACCCTGTGGCCGAAACCTATGTATGCGAAACCTTTGATCTCTTTATGGCTGCATTAAAAATATCAGAAAAACATATAGATGGTTTTGATAACCTAAAGGATATCTTTGAATTTTTAGATTCCAAACCATTTGATGAAGAATAAAATATAACAAACCATTATAAATGGTGTTATGATTGTCTATATTATGCCAAGACATTTTCATAATTATAGCCAAAGAGATCCAAAAGGATATCAAGCCTTTAGTGACAATCTGCATAACTCTTTTGTAGCCTTTACTCATATGATAGGTCTTAGTAGGTTCTTTTCATTTACCCCGCCGTTTTTGAGCGGGGGTCTAGAGGACATCCCAAACAACGACGGGCCTAAAAAAGATTACGAACCTCATCACAAAAACCTCTATAAGTAAGTATCAAACCATGCTTTCTGGTTTTCTGGTTTTTTAAAACATTATAAAACTTTTTAAAACTTATTACGAACTTATTGGAATTATTCCCAATTATTTGGCAATTTTTCATGCATATAAACGACTTGACAAACCATGGTTTTGCATGTATAATGCCGAACCATTTACGATGGTTTGACGGATATGGAGTATATGTGGATATATGGTTTGATGGTTTGATGGTTTGACATTACGAGCCCGCCTTAAAAAACGCTCCATTCCCCACTATCCTCCACTTTGCTCCACTTCAACCCTATTTAGAAATATAATCAGTAAGATTTTTATATTTGATCAAATCACTCAAATCGTGTTACAATGTAACCATGAACCACATTAAATCTGCCCTAACGTCTAAGCCAGCCATGTTCATTTATGGATTTATGATGGGGTGGACATGTTATTTGTTAGTCCTATTAGCCGTAGTCAAGGTTTGGCCATAAAAACCAAAGTATGATAAAAAAATATAACACAGCAATTGTAGATATCGATGACACTCTTGTATCTGGTTATTGGCGTGATGAGGCCCTGATACCTAACTTAGCGGTAATAGATTTTGTAAAAAATAACATTGAAAATGTCATCATCGTAACGGGTAGACAAGACACTATGAGAGATGCCACAGTAACTCTTCTGGAATCTCTTGGCATTAAATACGAAGCCTTGTTAATGAATCCAGAACATTACGAAAAGTCTGACGAATTCAAAAATAGTGTTGCCAAAATGTTACATAGCAAGGTAGAACTGGCTATTGACGATAATCCAGATGTAAGGTTTATTTATGCTTCTCATGGGATTAAGTCTTTAGATCCAGCAGATTTAACTATACGGTATAATGAAGATATGGATGTTGGGTCTACAGAACAAGAAAGTTTTGCCGATAAAGAACTTAAATTCCATTTTGATTTTACAAAAATGTCAAAAAATCAAGATGCTTTAATTATAGAAGGTAAGTCGGTTGGAAAGAGTCCAGACACCGTTGAAAGATCTGAGAGATATAAAGAAAATTTTGCAAAGATCGGCAGTGGTACTGAAAACATTAAAGTGATAAATAATTTTATATCTGACAAAGAATGTAATTTGATTATAAATATTACAAAAAAATTAGGAGACTTACAAGAGTTTCCAGTTCAATGGGACAATGACTTCAAACCTACTGTTACAAGAAAGTCATACTCAAACCTAAAACTGCCTCATAAATATGTAGCAGGGGTTCAGCACGAACTAGAAAAACATTACGATATTAAGGTAACAAACAAATCTGCATTTATTGCAAAGTGGACCGTAGGAGATGTATTACATTTGCATGTGGACGATCTAGGGCCTACCAACACTAACCACATGGCAACACTTATCTATTTAAATGATAACTATGGTGGAGGAGAAATAGAATTTCCAACTCACAACTTTTCTCTTGCTCCAAAGACTGGAGACCTAATAATGTTTCCAGGAAATATGTATTATGCTCATGAAGTAAAGACTATAACATCTGGCGAAAGGTGGACTCTGCCGATGTGGTTTGAGTTTGCATAAACTATGCGTATTGTAAAAGATTGGGTAATAATAACGATTCCTCGTGTAGGCAGTCATTATCTACAAGAAAGAATATTTGCTCATACAAATAAAAAATTAGTATTAAAATATCATGAACCTGTATTACAAACATGGGGGTATGCAACTCCAGAACTTTTTGATGCTGGGGCGAGCGCTATCAACTTGGGCATCTACAGTGAGAATGAGAATTGGCCAAAACTTATGGCTGGCAAAGCACAACACTTTTGGAGCGGATTAGATCAAGCAAATCTTAAAGTCATAACTATCGTCAGAGATCCCAATGATCTATTGATATCAGACGTTGCTATGGCTATGAACAAAGAAGTGGATGAGGAGTTGGACAAACTGGCTGCACAGCGAGAATCATTATCACCTTATGATTTTGTAAGGGACGAGATTAAAGAAAAGACTAGGAAAAAACTTATAGACCTATACAAAGACTTAGACGGACCTAACAGTTTTAATAAAGTGTTTCTACAGGAAAGAATTACAAAATATGCAACAAACTATCTAAAATTAAAAGAAATAAGTACTATAGTTATAGATTATGATGATCTAGTATCTTTTCCATTTGAAGTAACTTGTGCCGTAGCCAGTCGTATGAATGCTGAAATAACAACTGATAAATATAGTCCTATAGGGCTAGACAAGAACAATTATTTAGTTAGTAGCAAAGGTATATACGAATATGATGTTGCTAAAGAAGTTGTAGAAAAAACAGATTTGTCTGAATTTTACGAGGCATATAATAAAATCAAAATGGATTGTATTTCTTTATAGCCTTATTGACCAAACCAATTATCCTCTTCTTTGATATTTTCTTGGCATCAAATGTCTCCGTATATCCCCCATATGGCATATTACCCTTATCCAGATAATGTCCGTATTTGTCTCTTAGGGTTTGTAGTACTGTAGATTCTACTCTTCTGCATTCCCGCCGATTTTGAAAATACCAATATGCCACCAACTCCCATCCCTTGGTCCTATGTTGGCGAAACCTTCTACCTGTGATATCCCCCACACCTACCTTGATGGCATGATATTTTTGGTGATAAATTACATATAGAATGGACATAAATACATTATATAATAGGTTTGTCATGTTATCTCATGAATCCAAAATAGACTCTATAGTTGATATTATTCATGATCAACTTAAGGGCAAACATAAAGATAAGTTAGCAATACAATTGGCCGAAAAAATATTAGAAGCAATTGAGGACGACACTTGGCATGAGCATGAATAAAGAACAGGTTAAATATTTATGCTATCAATGTGGCGTTATATTTATGATAGATATTGATGTAGAGGATAAATGGGAACATTGCCCAAGGTGCTATAATAAGTAAATGCAAGATGCAAAGTGCTATTATTGTGATAACAAGGCAGAGTATGTTCAGCCTGAGAAAAACACAGGCATCATAATTGATGTTTGTCGTAAGCACTTCACTTATATGTATGCAGGATAGGGGAAACCATGGCAGTAAGCACAAAAGAATGGTCCAGAGAGACTAAGCAGAAAGTTGTTATTTCTGTAGGCATCATTCTTGCAGCAGTCATATTTTTTGTTATCGCCTAAGGCTTATCAGAATATTAAACCATATTGACCGTAGGGGTCATATAAGGTTAAACTTTTCTATTTTCCGCCGAACTTTAAAACAATTAGTCGTGTATAATTGAGATATGAATTGGGGTTATGTTGTCAGAAGAAAATATTAAAAAAAGAAAATTATTGGACGGATCTGAAGTAAACGATTACGAACACCCAATCGATTTAATTTTGCATACCAAGGCCCCAGGAAAATGGAAAATAATCGACCTTGAAACAGGCCAAGAATATGTAGGATCTGAAATAACACACCCCATTTATGGTGATATTTTACGCACGAAAGCAAGTCGTGGTAAAATAGGATCTTGGCGCAAAACAAAGAGGAAGGACGGATCTAGTGTTGAATAAACCGATAACATTTCATTGGATGTGGAGAAGGCACTGGCAGATAAGCGACAGCATTGAGAACTTAGACCTTGATGGAATTCTCCGTATGGCACAAGAATTAGATGGTGCAAATGTTAAATCTGTTTTACTTCCTTATGGTCCAGGCGGTATAGACTTTTCTTTAGTTATAAAAGATGCATTAGAAAAAACAAATCAATTGATTATGACAATTGCTTTACCTGCATATGGGGTGAGTCCAGATTATGCTGCTAAAATCTTAGAAACACTAAATCGTTTTGCTCCTGGAAGAATTGGAGTAAACCTTGTTGCTGGAAGATGGGGAGATGAGGGCAACGGGCCTTCAGAAAAATTAGTGATAGATCACTACATGCATGATGCATCACTCATTGATACCCTTGAAAAAAGAGTAGCAATATCAGAAATTTGGATGGATAAAGTCATGCAATTAATGACAAGCCATCAGCATAAGACCCATATGGCTGTAGTTGGTTCTTCAGACACAACAATTAGAATAGCAAATAAACATTGCGAATATATATATGTAGATGATAATCTCTTGCGTAGGCCTGAGCAGTATGCAAAAATAACTAATGCAAAGCCCATACTTATTGTGGATCCACTAATAATTGAAAAACCAGAGGATGTCCACAATGTTATTTATGATGAGAATGCTCCGCCAAGGAAGCAGTTTCATCACATAATAGGAACACACAATGAAATAGTTTCTGCAATTAAAAGTATTGCGGAAAAATTTAACATATATGATTTTATGATACATACGGACCAAAAAGATATTAGTAAATTGTTAAAACTAGTAAAGGAGTTTGATAAAGTGCAAGTTGATAACAAAGAAGAAATGGAACATTTTGATATATCAAATAACGATAGAAGGCCTGAAGGACAAACAGATCACAATAAGTATTTTGAAAAATTAGGTAATAAACTAGAAAATATAAAACTGTTTTCTAATTTTATTTCTCCAGAAGAATGTAAGGCAATTATAGAAAGTGTAAAAAATGTAGAGCCGTCATCAGAAAAACCAGTTCAGTTTAGTACGGACGGGGAACCTTTAACGTTTAGAAGAGATTGGGATATAAACACATATATAGACAAATATGATAAGATTGTTCGTGATGTTATAGAAGCAGAATACCCCGTTAGAGTTAAGAGTAGAAGTGCAAAAATTGCAGAATGGACAAAAAATGATATTTATGAATTACACATAAACGATTTAGGCATAAATGATTTTAATAATATGTCTGCCACTATTTACTTAAACGATGACTTTGAAGGAGGGGAGTACTACTTCCCCCCCTCGTTACTTGGCGGCATCACCACTCGGCGCCATGCGGGCTTTAGAATGCAGGCTGGCGATTTAATTGTATTTCCTGGCAGTCAGCATTATAATCATATTATAAGCAAAGTTACTTCTGGATCAAGATATACCATTCCCTTATGGTATACATTTATTTAAAACCAGAATGAGCATAAAAGATAAAATAGATAATATATTGTTCAAAATTGGACAAGAAATAAAGATACATAAAATTAATTCTGATAATACTATCATTGAGATAGATTATGATAGATATTCTGATGAGATTTTAAAATTATTTGAAGAATATAAACATTTGTAACTTTACAAATTTGCTGTATTAGGGTATAATAAAAGTATGAACAGTAGAGTTGTTATTTGTCCCGTGTGCCAAAAAGAAACAGAGGTGCGCTGGGGCATTTTTGCTCATGATACACTAAAAAGGCACATGAAGGAGCACAAATGACAGAATATAAGTTTGATGATCCAGACAATGAGGGCTATGAAATTATTGTTCCTAAAGAAGTGGTTAAAAATATACTTATAAAGCATTATGCTAAAACCTTTTATTGGGCAGTGGGATTGTTTTCATTTATAATTGGATTTTTAATAGGAGTAATCGTATGAGTAGGAATGCTATAAAATTTGAAGAGATAGAAACATCAGTTGTTGTTACATTAAAAACTAAATGCCCTGAAAAATATTTACTTATAGATAGGCAAACTGGAGATGTTTTTGTTGCCAAAGATACTGGGGAGTGGGAGTTGGTAAGGGGAGGTCCTAACAGAAATGATGGTTGAGCATAAATCTTATCCACCATTACGATGGATCGCAAATTGGGCGGGATCCACAGCATCTTCTGGGCTGTTAAAAATATCCTATATGGAAGATGAAGGCATGACTGATACATTTAGATATAAATTTCATGGATGGAAATGGGATACATTCTGGCCTTTATACGAAAAATATGGAACAACATATAGGTTAGATATGGATCTGAGTGGT